TCTGTTTGTGGGCGATGTCAAAGCTATGCTTGAGTCCCTGCTAAAGTCTGACCGCACAGCAGACAAGATGCTTACCTTGTACAACCAAGAGGCATCAGTGCGTGGACAGAATGTCTGGGCATTGTACTCTGCATTCACCAACTATGCATCGTATGCCGATGAGCGTAATGGTTTTGCCCTGCGTAACACAGGCAAGGATACCAACGCTGTGTCTATGTTCCAACGTGAGAGCAAGGTGTCGCAGTGGATTGAAAGCAAGCCATTCAAGGAGTTGATTGCGGCATGATGCAAATCTCAGACAAAAGACGTGGTGACATAACTGAATTAGAGTTGTGTCATCACTTTTTAAACCAAGGGTTTGAAGTCTTTAAAAATGTATCTTGTACGGGTGCCATAGATTTTATTGTGCTAAACAATGAAACCAATGAGTTTACCCTTTATGATAGTAAAACTGCTAACGTAAGTGTTAGGGAAGATGGTAGCCGTAGAATAAACTGTAGTGCTACCACACCTAGACAAAAAGAACTTGGCGTACAAGTAGTAGTAATGCATGAGGGTAAAATATATACAGACGCAAACAGAGTAGGAGTAGTGTTAGATGAAGACAGTAAAACATCTTGTGGATAAGTACTATAATTCCAATGATTTCAAGATGTTACGAAGCAGAACTAAGAAGGACTATCAATACTTTCTTAGCGTCATGCTGGATGATTTTGGCTCTGTGAATTTTTGTGAACTCACAAGTAAGCAAGCTAAACACGCATATGAAAGGTGGGTTGAGCGAGGCATCAGTCTCGCCAACCACGTATGCACTGTATCATCTATCCTGTTTCGTTATGCTATTGAGATGGAGTATGCAGAGGTCAATCCGTTTGCCAACGTCAGGCGTAAGACACCACCACAACGCAAAGTTGTGTGGACTGAGGATGATGTACGCACGTTCCTTGACACTGCATACAGCGAGTTTCAGTGGCGTAGTATCGGATTGATAGTTCACATGGCATACGAATGGTGCCAGCGTCTAGGTGACATGCGCCTGCTGACGTGGGACAACATTGACTTGGAAGAACGTAAGCTATACTTGGAGCAGTCAAAGCGTAGGGCAGAGGTAACTTTGCCTATACAAGATGACCTGCTTGAGATGCTGACACAGCAGGAGCAGGACTTCGGCTTCCAACAATACGTTGTTCCCCGTACAACGCCCGTACACGGGCAGTACGAGCCTTACAGCATGGAGAGACTGTCCAAAGCTGGACGGGCTGTCATGCGTGAAGCTGGGCTGTCTGAAGAACTACGGCTCATGGACTTGCGGCGTACAGGTACAACACAAATGGTAGAGGCAGGTGTAAGTATGGGACAAATCATGTCGGTTACAGGACATAGTAACCCACAGTCAGTGAAACCGTACATGAAAAATACATACGCCAGTGCAAATAATGCATTGACAACACGTAAAGCACATGGTAAAAGCACTTAACTGCCGCAAAGGAGAGTGATATATAATGAATAATATATATAACATTATAAGTGATATAGATGTACCCAATGGACAGACTAAACGTATGGACTGTCCTAACTGTGGTGGGTACAAGACATTCACTATTACTAATAACTTGGGTAGTCTTGTGTGGAATTGTTACAAGGCTTCCTGCAATGTAAGCGGCGGGAACCGTGTACACCTAACTGTCGATGACATACGTGGCAGTATGGGTAACGTGGCTGACTTTGCCGATGAGACATTTGATATGCCTCAGTACATCGTACCACATAGAAACAAGCGTACCGTGTTGGCGTTCTGCTACAGGTACAAGCTAGACCCCGATGAGTTGGGTGTGTTGTATGATGTGAAGGATGACAGGGTTGTGTTCCCTGTTGTACATGATGGCAAAACAGTGGACGCTACAGGCCGTGCTATCGGCAAGCGTCTACCTAAATGGAAACGATATGGAAAAAGTGGCTTGCCATACACACATGGTTGTGGTAAAGTCGCAGTTGTTGTTGAGGACTGTGTGAGTGCAGCCGTGGTTGGTGGCGAATCCTTTGTCGGGGTTGCGATACTTGGCACATCTCTCCAAGAGTCGCATAAAGGGTATCTTGCACAGTTCTCAACAGCCGTAATAGCATTAGACCCCGATGCATTACCAAAGACTTTGCAGATGGCAAAGGAACTACGTGGGCATGTAAACGATGTTCGTGTCCTACGTTTGAAAGATGATTTGAAATATCGTAACCCGACAGATATGGAGAACTTGTATGGAATTATCAATCATTAGAAGCCTGATGGATAAGTCGTTCTATGATGACCACCGTGGTAGCAAATGCCCACCACGTTTGTTCAGCAAGGACGCACGTAAAATCAAAGAGGCTATCGACACAGCTATGGATAGGTATGAACGCACCGTCACACCCGATGAGGTTGAGGCGTTGTTCATGTCAAACAATCCTACGCTGACTACAGCACAGAAGCAGGGCTATGCTTCTATGTTTGCTTCTATCAAGCGTGAGCAACCAATGGGCAGTGACATAGCACAAGAGGTGCTATCCAAACTATTCCAGCAGGTTGTTGGCGAAGACGTTGCGAATATCGGATTTGATATGGTCAATGGTGATGCCGCTACACTTGAGAAGCTACGCAATCTGCTTGAGCGTTATGGTGATGACTTCATTCCCAATCTCAATATTGAGTGGGATGACATCACTATCGAAACACTCATGGCTAAAGCTGAGTTGGAAGCACGTTGGACATTCAACCTGCCTAGCTTAACACGCAAGGTAGAGGGTGTCAGTGGTGGTCAGCTTATCGAAGTGGGTGCTAGACCCAACACAGGTAAGACATCCTTCCACGCCAGCTTGATTGCTGCGCCGGGCGGTTTCGCACATCAGGGTGCCAAGTGCATTATCTTATGTAACGAAGAACCTACTCACCGTGTCGGCGCACGTTATCTGACTGCAGCATCTGGTATGTCTGCACGTGAGGTACGTGACAACATGAGCAAAGCCAAGGCACTCTATGAACCTGTGATGAACAACATCAAGATTAAAGAGGCTGGTGGTCGTGACATGGCATGGGTTGAGTCTGTATGCAAGTCATACAAGCCTGACGTGTTGGTGCTTGACATGGGTGACAAGTTCTCTGTGCAGGGTTCCTTTGCACGGCAAGACGAAGCACTCAAGGCATGTGCTATCTACGCAAGGCAGATTGCCAAATCATATGACTGTGCCGTGTTCTATATGTCTCAGCTATCAGCAGAGGCAGAGGGTAGGTCACAGCTTAATCAGTCAATGATGGAAGGCTCACGTACAGGTAAGGCTGCTGAAGCTGACCTGATGATACTGATTGGCAAGACCAATGCACAGATAGAAGGTGAGGAAGAGGACAGTCCAATGCGGCATGTCAATGTCGTGAAGAACAAGTTGACAGGCTGGCATGGTATGGTTAATGTGGACTTGGATTATCAAACAGCGAGGTACACAGGATGAAGCTAACACTTGATGTAGAGAATACAGTCACCAAGCGTGATGGCAAGATGCACCTTGACCCCTTTGAGCCAGAGAACTCACTGACTATGATTGGTGTGTTGACTGACCAAGGTATGGAGCAGCACTTCCCATTTGACCACAGTGATGTACCCAATCAGCAGGATTACTACGAGCGTGTGCAGTGGTATCTGGACGAAGCTACTGTACTCATCTGTCACAATGCTGCATATGATTTGATGTGGCTATGGGAGTCAGGCTTTAAGTATGATGGCCCTGTGTTTGACACGATGCTGGCTGAGTATGTATTGCAGCGTGGTATCAAAGAGCCGTTGTCTCTTGAGGCATGTGCAGAGCGTTACGAACTGGACACCAAGAAGCAGGACACGCTGAAGGAATACTTCAAGCAAGGCTACAGCACACGTGACATACCATACAATGAGTTGTGTGAATATCTATCTGCTGACCTTCAGGCTACGCAGCAACTTGCTGACAAGCTGATGTATCGTTTGAATACACCAGCAGATAGTGGCTTGCGTGGTACAGTAGACCTGACCAATCAGGTAGCTGTGTGCCTAGCACGTATCTATCAGCGTGGGTTCAAGGTTGACTTGTCTGTGTTGGAGCAAGTGCGTACAGAGTTTGAGCAGGAGAAGCAACAGCTTGAGACTGACCTGCAGGAGCATGTGCGTAAACTGATGGGTGACACACCTATCAACCTGAACAGCCCAGAGCAATTGTCTTGGGTAATCTACAGCCGTAAGGTCAAGGACAAGATGTATTGGGGCAACGCTATTGACCCATACATGGATGACGCAGACTTCCGCAGCTTGATTGCTGGCGGTACAGACAAGATGTACAAGACTGTGGCAGAGCAGTGTAAAGACTGTGGTGGTACAGGCTACATCAGAAAGGTGAAGAAGAATGGCGAACCGTTTGCGAAACCTAATCGGTGCAGTAATTGTGATACTGCTGGTTTTACTCTCACACCTACCAGTGCGCTGGCTGGCCTCAAGTTCAAACCCCCTTCACCAAAGTGGGCAAGTGCCAACGGCTTTTCAACCAGCAAGCAAAACCTAGAGGTGCTTGAGTCTGCTGCAAAGCAGCGTGGCATGTCTGACGCTGTTGACTTTCTGTCTAAGGTACGTAGGTTGAGTGCCGTGGATACATACCTATCTTCCTTTGTTGAAGGCATACAGACCTACACAAAGCAGGATGGTAAGCTGCATGTGCGTTTGCTACAACATCGTACAGCTACTGGCAGGTTCAGTGGTGCAGACCCTAACATGCAGAACATGCCACGTGGCGGCACGTTTCCTGTGAAGAAAGTATTTGTGTCACGATTTGCTGGTGGCAAGATTATGGAAGCTGACTTTGCACAGTTGGAGTTTCGTGCTGCTGCCTATCTATCACAAGATGGAGTTGCTATTGAAGAAGTATCTACTGGATTTGATGTACACGCATACACCGCTAAAGTTATTAGTGATGCTGGTCAGCCTACGAGTAGACAGGATGCGAAAGCGCATACATTCGCGCCGTTATACGGGGCAACAGGCTATGGACGAACATCCGCTGAGTCAGAATACTACACACACTTCAACCAGAAGTACCAAGGAGTCGCGTCTTGGCATACCCGACTGGCTAAAGAAGCTATAAGCACACGCAAGATTACTACACCAAGTGGTCGTGAGTTTGCTTTTCCTGATGTGTACCGCAAAGCAAGTGGTCGCATCTCACACTTTACACAGATAAAGAATTATCCTGTGCAGTCGTTTGCTACAGCAGACATTGTGCCTATCGCATTGTTGCACATTGATATGTTGCTAAAGGATATGCAATCGTGTATAGTGAATACAGTGCATGACAGTATTGTTGTTGATGTACACCCAGATGAAGAATCACGGGTTATCAGTATCATAGACGAAACTAATAAAGCACTGCCTTATCTCATCACCCAACGCTGGGGAGTTGAGTTTAATGTGCCTCTGTTATTAGAGGCAAAAATAGGCCCGAATTGGCTTGACACCAAGGACGTAACCTGATATAACTATGCGTCTAACAACTGGAAAGGAGTTAATAAACATGAATGATATTACAACAATTGATACCAATAACTACGCTGAGATGGCAAAGGCTATGGGTATCGCCAATGAAGCTGCATCACAGAAGAAGCAAGGTATGTTCCTTGCACGTCTGCGTATCCAGCATTCCCCAATCTTAGGTACAGATACCATCAAAGTTAAAGGTGGTACATATAAGCTGGAGATTCCTGATGGGCCTACGTACTACGCAGAGTCTGCTATCGTGCGTCCATTCATGCAACGCTTCATGTACAAGAAGTTTGTCATGGCTACAGGTACTGCACCTAATCGTTACGTCAAGACTGTCATGGCTGATAGCCTGAACATGGACTTGAAAGATAATGACGGTGGCTTTAACTGTGGTAAGCCTTCAGGCTGGATTGAGGACTTCAAGTCTCTGCCGGATGCTACGAAGGAATTGATTCGCTCTATCAAACGAGTACGTGTTGTGCTTGGTACGGTTGAGTTGGTCAATCCAAAGGATGCTGATGGCAAAGAAGCTAGTGTCGATACTGTCCCATTCATTTGGGAAGTAGAGAACCGTGACGCATTCAAGACTGTAGGCGGTGTGTTTAACCAGCTTGCTAAGATGAAGCGTCTACCTGTGCAGCATAACGTAACGCTGAATACAGAAGAGCGTAAGCTGCCTAACGGTAATAGCTTCTACCTACCTATTACGTCTTTAGATGTAACCAATGTTGTGGAACTCACCCAAGATGACCAAGAGAAGTTTGCTGACTTCATGTCATGGGTACAGAACTATAACGAGTACATCATCAATGCCTACGCAGAAAAGGCTTCGTCAAAACACGATGAGGACTTGGATGAGTTGAACATTGACGATGTTGTGGATATGGACTTTGAAGAAGAAGAGGTAGCGTAATGAAGCATCCTGCTGAACTGGCACTGCATCAGTATCTTGAGAACGCCGTGACAGGCAAATCAAGTATGTCACAACAGACAATCAAACAGATTGGCCTTGATGTGATGTCTGCTGCAGCACGTCAGTTCGGTGGGGGCAACAAGCGTGACAAGTTCAGCCTACGTATGTCAAATGTAGGTAGGCCGACTTGTCAACTCTGGTATGATAAGAACAAGCCAGAGGTAGCTGTTCCTCTGCCGACAACATTCGTAATGAATATGATGATTGGAGACATCGTTGAAGCTGTCTTCAAAGGTATCCTCAAAGAAGCAGGAGTAAGTTATGAAGACACGGATAAAGTTTCTCTTGACCTTGGTGACGATAGCGTTTCTGGTAGTTATGACCTCATCATTGATGGTGCAGTTGATGATATTAAATCAGCTTCAGACTGGTCATACAGAAACAAGTTTGAATCCTATGACACTCTTGCCAGCGGTGATGGCTTCGGGTATGTGGCTCAGTTAGCTGGGTACGCCAAAGCATCAGGCAAGAAAGCAGGTGGCTGGTGGGTAGTGAACAAGGCCAATGGGCAGTTCAAGTATGTACCAGCTACAGGTCTTGACATTGACAAAGAGGTATCCCAAATAAAGGATACGGTTCAGACAGTAAAGGAGAACAAATTTGAAAGATGTTTTGAACCAGTGCCTGAGACTTTTCGTGGCAAGCCCACAGGTAATAAAGTCCTTAATGACGGATGTAAATTTTGCAGCTATCGCTTTGATTGCTGGGATAGTCTTACTGAGTTACCTGCTGTAAAGTCACAGGCAAAGAACCCGCCCACAGTGGCATATGTTGAACTAGCAAAGGAGTATATGAATGGATGATGAACTCAATGAACTTGCAGAACAGATTAAAGATGCAGAGCGACATCTTAATGAACTTCGCAAAGAATACCGTGAACGTAAGACCGCAGGACTTCGTGCAGCTATTGATGCACGTAATGAAGCAGATAAAGTCTTACGTGAAGAACTACGTGCGTTAGGTTATCGCAACCCGTTTATCTCATGGCGTGACGTTGGCTAACGCAAAACAATTTAGGGCAGCACGAAAGTATGGGTATCGTAGCGGTCTGGAACTCAAGGTATCTGACTATCTCAAGGAATTAAAGATTGATTTCCTATACGAGCAGGTCAAGATAGAGTGGGAAGACTTGGCGTACAGAACATACACCCCCGATTTCGTGCTGTCCAACGGCATCATCATTGAGACAAAGGGACAGTTCACCGCAGCAGATAGACGCAAGCATCTGGCTATACAAAAGCAGCATCCTAATTTGGATATTCGTTTTGTGTTTGAAAGTAGTAAACGCAAACTTCGTAAGGGTGCTAAGTCTACATATGGTGAGTGGTGTATTAAACATGGC